CCTGCTGAACCGCTAGTTTAGCCCTTTTCTTCAATTTTCATGCCATAAACCACCCATAAAATCACCTACGGCTTAAATATCTTACAGAGCCATTACTTTGGAGGGGTTATGAACAAATTTGAACAACTTATTGAGTACGTCATTAATGATGACGAAGCCAAGGCGCGTGAGCTGTTCCACAATATTGTGGTCGAAAAGAGCCGTGCAATTTACGAAGAAATGATGGAAGACGACACTGTCGAAGAAGGATTCGGAGGCGATGCTTCTGATGATCTTATTGACGACGTTGAAGTCGAAGAAGAGGGACTAAGCGAAGAAGGCGACGACATGGGCGACATGGGCGGCGACGACATGGGCGACATGGGCGGCGACGACATGGGCGACGAATCGCAAGGTGAAGAAGATCTTGAAGACCGCGTTGTTGATCTTGAAGACAAGCTTGATGAACTCATGGCTGAATTTGAATCCCTGATGGGTGACGAAGGCGGCGAAGACATGGACGTCGACGGTGAATTTGGCGACGAAGGCGACGGCGAAGTTGACATGGATGCTGATCTTGATCAAGCAGAATATGACGACGAAGCTGCTGATGATGTCGACATGATGGAAAACGTTACACTCAAAGCAGTGCCCAAACCCACACATGGCGATGCAGGCGCAAATAGCAAATCTCCTGTGGCTGCCAACAGCGGTGCAAAAGGTGCGTTAGCCAAGCCAGTTTCAACTGGTGGTGACGGCGGCAATGGTCGTCCTGCTCCTACAGCTAAAGAAGCTATTGGTCGGGTTGGCAACACCCCGGCACAAAGCACACAGAACCCGACACCAGCTACCAAGCCGCACTTGGCCCAAGCAACTGGCGTTAACAACAAGTCGCCCCTGGCGAGTCGTTAAGGATATCGGGTAATGGCTCTTTTACTCAGAGAAAACCTTACCTTCGATGCTGCACAGATTATTGTGGAAGGCACCGAGGGCAAGGATCTCTATATGAAGGGCATCTGCATCCAAGGTGGTGTAAAAAACGCCAACGAGCGAGTTTACCCTGTGAATGAAATTGAACGTGCAGTGACAACACTGAACGAACAAATCACTTCTGGATACTCGGTACTCGGAGAAGTAGATCATCCCGATGATTTAAAAGTAAACCTAGATCGTGTAAGCCATATGATCACCAGCATGTGGATGGATGGCCCAAACGGTTTTGGCAAGTTAAAGATTTTACCCACACCAATGGGTCAGCTGGTTAAAACCATGTTGGAATCAGGTGTGAAATTAGGAGTTTCTAGTCGTGGAAGTGGAAACGTCGACGACAGAACAGGACATGTCAGTGACTTTGAAATTGTTACTGTAGATGTGGTTGCTCAGCCCAGTGCGCCAAATGCGTATCCCAAGGCCATTTATGAAAGTTTGATGAACATGAAGCATGGTCATCGACTGCATGGATTGGCCAAAGAAGCTGTGGCTGACAACAAAGTGCAGAGATATTTGAAGAGCGAGATTGTTAAGCTTATCAAAGATCTCAAAATCTAGGAGATATAGATGCTAGACGCAATCAAACCATTACTAGATAGCGGCCTTATCAACGAAGAAGTTGGTCAAGAACTCAACGAAGCTTGGGAACTGAAACTGACTGAAGCACGTGAACAGGTACGTGGTGAACTCCGCGAAGAGTTCGCACAACGCTATGAGCATGACAAAAAAGTGATGGTGGAAGCTCTAGATCGCATGGTAACAGAAGGTCTGCAGAACGAGATCTCGGCAGTGCAAGCTGAAAAGCGCGCCCTAGCCGAGGATCGTGTCAATTTCCAGAGCAAGATCAAAGAGTCAGCAACGAAGTTTAACGACTTCATGGTGACCAAACTTGCTGAAGAAATTGGTGAACTGCGCAAAGATCGTCGCATGCACAATGAAGGTATCCAAAAGTTGGAACGTTTCATTGTGCGTGCTCTTGCTGAAGAAATTCAAGAATTTGCTCAAGACAAGCGTGATGTGGTGGAAACAAAAGTCCGCCTGGTACGTGAAGCTCGTGAGAAACTTGAAACACTCAAGACCAGATTCATTCGTGAATCTGCAGGCAAGGTAACTGCTGTTGTTAGCCGGCATCTAAAGACTGAACTTACACAATTGCACGAAGACATTCGGATTGCTCGCGAGAACAATTTTGGACGTCGTATTTTTGAAGCATATGCAGCTGAATTTGGCGCAACTCATCTCAATGAGAAAGCCGAAGTGCGTGATCTTAATCAGCAGCTGGTAACAAAGGATCGTCAATTGGCGGAAGCCACCAGGATTGTACGTGACCAACGGGTCATCGTGGAATCCAAAGAACGTGAGATTCGCATGATCAAGGAATCCAATGTGCGTGCAAACGCCATGGAAGAATTGCTCTCCCCATTAAATGAGGAAAAGCGCGAGATCATGAAGAACCTCTTGGAAAGTGTCCAGACAGCTCGTCTGAAAGGCGCTTTTGAGAAGTATCTACCAGCTGTACTTGCTGACGGACGCACAATGAAGGCCAAAACAGCCCTTACTGAGCGTGTCAGTGTTGTGACTGGTGATAAAACCGTTAAGGCTGCAGATGAAGACCGTTCCAACGTGATCGACATCAAACGCCTGGCTGGACTTTAAAAGTAACATAGGAGACTATAAATGTCACAAGAATTGTTAGAAAGCCGTTGGGACGAAACTAAAGACGCCCTTCTGGAAGGCCTTAAAGGCAATCGTCGTAATTCGATGAACGTTATCCTCGAAAACACTCGTAGATACCTGAAAGAAAATGCAAGTACAGGCAGCACCGCTGCTGGTAACATTGCCACACTGAACCGTGTGATTCTGCCAGTGATTCGACGTGTTATGCCCACCGTTATTGCTAACGAGTTGGTGGGTGTTCAGCCCATGACTGGTCCGGTCGGTCAGATCCATACTCTGCGTGTTCGCTATGCCAGCACAATGACTGACCAAACTGCTGCTGCTACCAGCACAGTGGCTGGTGAAGAAGCACTGAGCCCGTTCAAGATTGCGGTTGCATACAGCGCCGGCGCTCGTGGTGCGGACAATGCTGCTACCACACAAACTGCTGCTCAAGGTTATGCAGGTGCTCCTACCAGCACTCTGGAAGGCAACGGCGGTCGTCAGATCTCTGTGCAGATTCTGAAGCAGGCTGTTGAAGCCAAGACCCGCAAGCTGCAGGCTCGTTGGACTTTTGAAGCTGCTCAAGACGCACAAGCCATGCACGGCATTGACGTTGAAGCAGAAATCATGGCAGCACTAGCGCAAGAAATTACCGCTGAAATTGACCAGGAAATCCTGTTGAGCCTGCGTAGTCTGGCCACAACTGAGTTCACATACAACCAGGCTACCGTTTCCGGTACAGCTACATTCGTTGGTGACGAGCATGCTGCACTGGCTGTTCTGATCAATCGTGTTGCTAACCTGATTGCTCAACGCACACGTCGTGGCGCTGGTAACTGGGCTGTTGTGAGCCCGGCATCGCTGACAGTGCTGCAAAGTGCTACCACTAGCGCGTTTGCTCGCACAACGGAAGGCACATTCGAAGCACCCACAAACACCAAGTTTGTTGGCACACTGAATGGCGCTATGCGTGTATTCGTTGACAGCTATGCCAGCGATTCCACTCCGGTGCTGGTTGGCTACAAGGGTTCGAGCGAAGCAGACGCTGCTGCGTTCTATTGCCCGTACATTCCGCTGATGAGTAGTGGTGTTGTTCTGGATCCGTCAACGTTCGAACCAGTTGTAAGCTTTATGACTCGTTACGGGTACATCGAGCTCACGAATACTGCAAGCAGCTTCGGCAATGCGGGCGACTATCTCGGGGAGATCGCAGTCTCCAATCTTAGCTTTTCTTGAGATTGGATATACACTCGTGTTAAACGAGTGTGTGCGCAAAACAAAAACCCACTTCGGTGGGTTTTTTCTTGACCATTGTTATCTAATATGCTATTATTGAACTAACTAACATAAATAAGTGTATGAACAAATACAACCAATGGTACTCAAACATAACCGAACGAGCCAAAAATCGTAATTTAGGCGGCTATACAGAAAGCCACCACATACACCCACGTAGTCTAGGTGGAAGTGATGAGCCTACTAACTTAGTTGAGTTAACTGCCCGTGAGCATTTTATTTGCCATTGGTTGTTGGTTAAGATGACAACAGGGCAAGATCATCATAAAATGCTAAATGCATTACGAATGATGCGAGCAGAGAAGCAGGGTCAACAACGATATAATACAAAAATTACAGCACGGGTATACGAAAGCATTAAACAAGAATATGCAGAATTACAAAGCAAAACATTTAAGGGAAAAGGTAACGGGTTCTATGGCAAAACTCATACAGAAGACGCTCGTCGGCGTATAAGTGAAGCAAACAAAGGTAGAGTTCAGCCGTTAGATGAAAAAGAACGGCAACGTGCTGCTATTATAGGACGCCAACGCAAACCATTTACAGACGAACATAAAACTAAGATGTCAGTTGCAAAACAAGGTAAAGGTAATCCAAACTATGGTAAGACACATTCAGAAGAAACTCGTGCCAAGCAAAGCGCAAAAGCCACAGGGCGTAAACAATCAGCAGAAACAATACAAAAGAAAGCTGATGCTATTCGTGGATCAGTAAGGGAAAAGAAACTCTGTCCGCACTGTAAAAAAGAAGTAGCAGTAAACGGATACGCCCGATGGCACGGTCCTGTCTGCCGAGATCTTCTCACCCAAAACACTTGACAAGCCACCACCCGGAGTGTTAGCATTTGTACATGTTCGAAAAAAATAACCCTGTCCTGATCTCAATGCCACGCTGTGGCAGCACCGTAACTGGAAAGATGTTGTACAATATCTCACACCACAGGTACGGTTCAAAGAATTACCTGAATCAACTCACCACAGTAGTTCCGCAGTACTATGCAGAGTTTGAGCGCCGAGATGGCTGCATCCAGCAGGTAGCGTATCGCCGTGAGAAAAACGGATTTGTTAAAGAATTTGAAAATCGTGCTGCCATTATCCAGCAGCGCATGGCACTGCTGGCAGGTGATACTCAGTACACCATGAAGCTGATTGCAGATGATTACACTCCGAAAGTGCTTGATTTCCTGCGGGCACATTATGACTTTATTCTTTTAGAGCGCAGAGATACCTTATCACAGATACTTTCGTACTCCACAATGATGGTGACAAATCAGCATGAGTACAGGAAACATGATCCGTTTGCTCACAGCTACTTTGATCTTAAACATTGTTTGATGTTTCTCGACTACATGATACAGTACAAGAGAGTCAAGCAACAGGTGCCCGAAGCAAAAGTCATCTACTATGAAGACCTAATGGCGTTGGGCGGCAACACAGCAGCGTTGCAGCAGTTACTGGGCTTGCCGGTAGAAACCGTGCCGGCCGCCCTGTTGATCGACACAGTGCCAACACCGTACACCTCTGACCTGGAGGACCTGCTGCACAACCGGGCCGAGTGGCTGGAACACAAACCCACTATCCTACGCTTACTGGCTGCGATATAGCAGAATATCACACGCACACTAGTAGACCTTGTGTTCCGGTAAATAATACAAGTACAAGGATTCTACTGAATGTCTCAACAAATTGTAATCAATTACGGAGCCGCGCCCAACGACGGCACAGGCGATCCGCTGCGCACTGCGTTTATCAAGACAGATGAGAACTTTGACAACATCTGGCTGGCCGGACCGGTCGGCAGCAACGTCACCATTACCAACAACACCATATCGGTTACTGACACCAATGGCAATCTCGTACTGAGCCCGAATGGCATTGGTGTGATACAGACCAATAGCCGGCTGGCGCCGCTTGCAAATTTAACTTACGACATCGGATCATCGGCACTGCGCTACCGTAATATCTATGCGGCCGGGGTCACGGCTGCGAACGCAGTGCTTGGAAACCTTAGCAACATAACTGTCACAGTGGCTAACCTGCATGTGCTGGACGGCACTGCCGGGTATGTGCTGCAAACTGACGGCGCCGGCAATCTGACCTGGGTTGCCAGCACCGGCGCGCCCGTCGGAGTCAACACACAGGTTCAGTTCAACAACGCCGGCAGCTTTGGCGCGCAAACCGGATTCACATTCAACAAGACTTCAAACTTGTTAAGTGTTCCGGGCAATGTGTCGGCTACCGGCAACATCACTGGCAATTATTTTCTGGGCAACGGCTCACAACTGACTGGTATTGCTGCAACATACGGCAATTCAAATGTAACTACGCTTCTGGCCAGTTTAGGCAGCAATATCATCAGTGGCACCGGCAATATCACAACCACAGGCAACATCACTGGCAATTATTTTCTGGGTAACGGCTCACAACTGACTGGTATTGTCGCAAGTTATGGCAATGCCAACGTGGTGGCCAACTTGGCTGCATTGGGCACAAACCCAATCAGCACAAGTGGCAACATCACTGGTGGTAACATACTAGGCGGCGCCAATGTTAATGCCACAACTCACACAGGTACTACGGTTAGTGTAAGTGCTAACATCACTGGTGGTAACATCTTAACTGCTGGTATTGTAAGTGCCACAGGCAACGTCTCCGGCAACTACTTCATTGGCAATGGCAGTCAACTGACTGGAATTTCGAGTGCCAGCACTGGCAATGTCACATTCAGTGGCGAAGCAGTGATCGGCACCGGCACCAGCAACACACAGAGTGGACTATATCTTGCACCGGATCCGGTGTCCCTAGCGAATGATTTATACCTGCGAGTACGTGGAAATATCTATGACGAACCTACCCACATACATTTTGACACCGGCAACAATCAATACTACAATCAGTTCATTGGCGATGACAACAAATATATACAACTGGCCAACACCGGCAATATTGTCGTCAACAGCAATGATGGTGTGGGCAATTCAGCACAGTGGACCTTTGGTGCAGCTGGTAAAATAACATTTCCCAATGGTGCTTCACTCAACGATACCTCAGGTGACAGTGTGGCGTTTGGTCAAAATGCCGGTTTAACCAGTCAAGCGCAACACGCTGTGGCCATTGGTATCAATGCCGGTCGGTTATATCAAGGCGAAGATTCTGTGGCCATTGGCTACAATGCTGGGTACTACGATCAACAGCGCGGTGTGGCCATTGGCTGGGATGCTGGTGAAGGTGGTATATTGTTTAAAACGGTCAGCGATGCTCAAGGCGGCTCGGGCCCTGTTACAACTTATAACCCAGTACAGGCACCCAATGTCAGCAGATTGTATGTGACCAGCACAACCAATATTGTGACAAATCAACGAGTATTTGGCAACAACATTCAAGCCAACACACTGGTCACAGCAGTATACCCCGGTGAAGATCGAGTTGATATCGCCCCATCCTATACCGCAGCAATGTCACCTGGTGACACACTGACATTTGTCGGCCTTATACTGGGACTCAACAACGCCACCAGCATAGTAGTTGGAATGCGAGTTACTGGAACTGATATCCCTGACAACACAGTTGTGCAGAGCACAGGATGCAGTGTTGTAACATTGAATCAGTACCCCACAGCACCCTTGACAGACGGGGCTGGTATTACATTCATTGTGGGACAAGGCTTTGGTGCCACAGCCATTGGTTATCAAGCTGGATCGAGTTTCCAGGATGACAATGCTGTGGCCGTGGGTCGTCAAGCCGGCTACAGCAGTCAAAGCAAGAGGGCTGTGGCTGTGGGTGGGTTAGCTGGTTACAGTAGTCAAAGTGCCAATTCTGTGGCTGTTGGCTATAGTGCTGGTCAAAGTACTCAAGG